CTCCCCTGCCTCGGCTCAGTATCGAGGCCTTATGACCGCTGCAAAGAAGATGGGCGTAGACAGCTACATCCCCGCAGCCGGATCGGAATACAACTACCGCGTCGGGCCTCAAATCTCAGAGCTTCAGTCGGAGCTTACGGGGATGCAGAAGAACGCTGCGAGAACTCAAGGCGAGACTCAGGCTCAATACAACGCCCTCGGGGCCAATATCGGAAACGTGATGGGCCAGATCGACAAGTCAGCCCAAGCCACGCAGGGGCAGATCGCAGGACTCGGTCAAAACCAGCTCTCTCAGATTCAGTCTTCAACCCCTCAGTACGACGGCCCGCTTGGCTCAATCGCTCAGAACATCGCCAATAAGGAAACCCAGATGGCGACCGACAGGGCTAATGCTGCGAATACAGCCAATCAAGCCTACGGCCTTCAGACAGGGCTCAACCGTCAAGCGCTCGCCGGACAGACGGGCCTTGCGGCACAGCTTGGCGGACAGGACAAGATCACCAACCTGAAGATGCAGGAGGCGTTCAATGAGCGTCCCTGGGCATCTCAGTTGTCATCCCTGAAGTCCAACAAGTACAACGCGATCCTCGACACGGCACTGAGCCTTGCCAACAACGCATCGAATCAGTCCAGGGCCAATACGGTTGCCAGCGCAAGGGCCAATCAGCTCAACGCATCGGCAGCCAATCAGCTTGCGGCAGCCAACGGCACCGGAGGCCACGCACCGAGCTCGTCAGGCGGTAGTGGTGGTGGTGGTGGTGGAACAGGTCACTCTGGAGGTTCATCCAAAACGCCATACGGATCAACCCCAAGCCAGCAGAGAAGTTTCTCCACAGGGCTTGATTCAGGGCTTCGTCAATTCGGGTCTCTGAAATCGCAATTCGGCAAAATGAACGACGCTGCCGGAATCCAGACAATCATGCACGGCAACTCAAGATTGAGTGGTATTCAAGCTCAAATTGTCTTGGAGACGATCAAGTACGGTCAAGTTCGCCCATCAACAATCCGCAAGGCACATAGCCTTGGGTACGGAATCGGCAGTATCCACGGATAATGCAAAGGTCTATGGGCGGTGGGGGATCGCAACCACCTCCGACACCTAAACCCATTCCTACCGTTTTCCGAAACCCGTTTTCGCAAAGCGGAGCCGTGACTCGACTTGTCGGCCCAAACAACTCTCCGGCTCAAAGAAAGCAAGCTGTCCAGCAGCACAATCAGTTCAACGCCTTGATCCGTCAGGACGTTCGACAGAACACTCCGATCGTTCAACTCCAAAACACTTTCGGCCCCAAACTCAATAGCTTTGCGGTTCGCAGAAGCCTGGACAACGCGCTTGGGAACATTGGCAAGAGGCGTAACCTTCTTCAGATGGCGCTTGAGGCTCCCGGCGAGCCGCTGTCCCAGCTCATCCTTCGTCGCAATCATCAGATCGTCAACTCAAGCGGGGACTACAAGAGCTCTCCTTGGTGGGATCCATCGCGTGAAATCATTTCTCCTAAATACTCTAGGGATGAAGGAGTCAAAGCTGCGCAGGTTGCTCTAAAGAACGATAGTGCTCAAGCCGTAAATCCCTTCACCATGGAGTCAGCGGGTCAAACGGCTAAGTACTTGGTTGAAAAATCGGGTGAGCTTGCGAACAAAGCCTACGACAAGTTCAGCGCACCGGGAACCTCACAGAAGAGCCTTGGCTATAACCCGTCAATCAGCGTTGACCCTGCTTTCGCTAAAAGAACATTTACTGGTGCAGCGAGGCTACCTGCGGAGAGTGTTCTTACCGGGTATCAGATTGCCAGGGACACGCTTGAAAAGAACCCGTTTTACGCGGTCAAGAAAGACATCATTGACCCCACGGTTCACATAGCCACCCATCTCCCCAGCTCGTTCAACCAAGATCCCGTTGCAACAACCTTGACATTACTTGGAACAAAGGCCGCTCTTGGTCGGGGCGTCGGATTCCTTGGTCGCAAGGGCGCATTGGGCGAAAACGCGAAAGCGGCGATGCTCACCGATCGACCTTCAATTTATGACCCGCAACGGGACATGGTGATCCCCCGTTCCTACAGCAAGGATGCAATCAACCAACTGCTCCAAGTAGCCAAAGAGCGTGCCACTGAAACTCAGCACACATCTCCCAAGACACGCGCTGAGATGGGATTGAAGACAGGGTCCGAGATTCTTCGTGACAAGCCTTATCGCGCTTCAGGCAGAAATGTCTACAAGTCTCCGGCCACCGACAGGAGCGGTGGGGGCATGGCAACCCCGAGAGACCTCCTGCTCAACAAGGGTGCCAAGGTATTCAACAAGGCCGTCGATGAACGCTTCAAGAGCGAAGCTCGACGTAGGGGGAATGAGGCAGCAGAGTCTCTGAATATCAACGAAAGAGCCGGTCGCGCCGAGGCGGTTGAAGCACCTCCGACTGGAATCGGTCAATTTCGCACGGTTGGACCCAAGGTGACGTTTGTAGATGGCACCAAAGCACAAATGCCTTATGGCACGTTTATGAAGGATGGTGTGCTGCACGGTCCCAACGGAAACCTGTTGACTCACGGCGATCTTCAGAAAATGGGGGTTGAGTTCAAGAGTGGCGACCGAGTTGAATTGCGTGATGTTCCGATTTCCGCAAAAGAGATCCGTGGAACACTGACGCCTGAGGAGATCTCTTCAGTGCCGTCATACGCGGACGAGAAAGCAATCAAGAAGTCGATTGACCGTAATGCCCGCAACCAATTCAAGAAGAGCGGAATCCTTCCAAGTGATGAAGTCATCAGGGACATGGGCAATTCTCCCCTGCCACGAGTCAAACGCGATGCTCCGTTGGCAACCTACACCGACTCTCAAGGCAAGGTTCATGTTGAGGAAGTGCGAGATCCAAATGCTCAGTACGAGTCTCCAGCGCAGATGCTTCGTAGGGCTTATGACATCAAGCAGAATGAGCGTCCTGTTCGGTTGGAGGAAGGAAAGGAGCTAGCGGTTCCTGCTGTCAAGTCGTTCCGCGCTCCAAGCGGTGTAAAGGCAATCCTTGACGTTCGCAAGGCTCGCGCCAAGTCAATGACCGCCAACGTCACAAAGACTCTTGAGCAGGATCTTGTCTCCTTGGTCAATCAAGGCAAGCTCAGTCGCAAGGCATTGGAGTCCGGCCCAGAGGAGACGTTGAAAGAACTTTATGCCGAGCGTGATGCGATTGAGAAGGGTGCCAGGGGACCGCTCAAATGGAATCAGGCTGGCCCATTGAGGTTGTCTGAGCTCGATGAAAAGTCGGATGCAATGACCGCCAACCGTAAGAACCTTGAGGTCGTCAATCGTGCGATCAAGAGCATTGAATCCCACGCTAATCCCACTCGTGCGATGCAGGGTTTCAGGGACGCAGAGTTCTCGCCTAGCGCAGAATCAGCCGTGTCAGGGCGAGTGGACGCAAACAAGATTGCTTACTTGCGCGAAATGATGGCCGAGAATGGAATGGACTACGTCAGTGCTCAACGAAGCATTGCTAGGGGCGGAGCAGCGGCGGCGCAAACCGTCGCCCGTGCCGTCAAGAACTTCATTGCAGATAAGCGAATCCCAGCAAAGTACAAAGCACCGATCGCAGCCCTGACAGTGGCCCCAATACCCGGCAAGTTTGACGAGGCATTGGCTCTCTACCTCTTGAAGCGCGTCCGCGAAAAGCACCCTGAAGTAATGGACGAGATTTGGAGCAATGCCGTCGCGGACACAGCTTCTCGTCATCGCGTTCCCGGCATTGACTCAGGATTTTTGCTCCGCTCGGCTCGCTCGCAGGCAGACGCAACTCGTCGCCTTCAAGTGAAGATGAGTGATGCCGGCGGGCTAAACGCTGAGGCTGCCACTCGTCGTCCACTCCTTGAGGCCGGACGGGTTCGCAATCTTAGCGAGTACGCAATAGAAGCCGACAGGGTTCCAACTGAAAAGTCTATGGCAGCCCGTAAGGCAAGGCGTGATCTCAATGCTGCTAAACGCGCCGTCCAGAGAACCCGTACTGCGTTGCTCAAGCAAGAAGGCGTAATCAAGTACAAGGAATCAACAAAGCGTTCGGCGCTCAATCGTTCTCTTATCAAGCAGGTCAAAGAGCTCATTGAGTCCGATCATCCCGCTTCTCAAAGGATGGCTGTCTATCTTGACTATTGGAGGAAAGCTCGCAATGCGCGGATGCGCGCCGGCATAGAGCTCACCAATGCCAACAAGGCTTATCGGAACGCCCACGAAAACGCTCCTGATATGTATTCAGACGAGCAGCGGATTGAGCGCCAGGATCGCCTTGCCAACGCTCAGTTCGCAGCCAAACAAACTGATCTTGCTTTCAAGCAGGCGGAGAGTCGCCTTCAGGTTGAGTTTGAGAGGGCAGCCGGACACGAGGCCCAAAGATCCCAAGGCAAGCCTTCAATCGACAAAACCGGAGCTAAGGCCAGGGGACAGATGGCTTCCGTTGAGCGTTCGCGGGACACAGCTCGACTGGAGAAATTGAAGGGCAATCACGAAGCCGCCAAGGCCGCCCTGGAGCGTGCCAAGAAGATCGACAGCGAATACAGCAACCGCGATCGTAAGCAGACGATGAATCGCAGGTGGACTGAGGCGGGCAAAACCTCCACAACTGAACCTGCGATTAGCAATGAGCGAATCATCGAAGGGCTCAAAGAGCAGGGAGTTGATCCAAACGACATCGCCTACGTCAGCGGTAGGCCCAAAAAGCTCGGCTCACGCAACTATTACCATCAAGGGGGCAAGGACAGGACCGGATACCAGAATGAGGCCTACACCGGCAAGTCAACCCTTCACCGCTCGTCGGAGTACACAGCAGAAGCACTAAGGGATCAGAGCGCCCGCAGTGGTGTTGTCCGTGAGCTTCTGAAGTCTTATGACTCATTTATCCGACACGCCGCTCTTGGTCGCAATGTAATCAGGCAGTTCATCAAGGACGGCGAAGAGATCATGTCCCTTCAGCAGGCCGAGCGAGTCCAGCAGGCAGCCGCTCACGACGGCGTTCACTTGGAGATCGTTCGGGTTATCCGAGGCAGTGACATGGAACGGTTTGGCGAGGTCTTGGAAAAGCAAGCTGGAGGCCCGGAGATCAAGGCTCAAACTCCGCATTACAAGGGCGAGTCCAGCATTGAGGATCAGATCATTCACCAGATCACAGGTCTTCACCCTCGACACGGCGGGATTGAGCTTGCAAAAGAGCAGTGGGGCAAGAACATCTCCAACCGTAAGGGATTTACTCAAGAACAGAAGAGTGCGGTTCACGAGGCGCTTGCCAATGATGCTGGCTTGAAGAACTGCCGCCTGGTTCCAGCGGAAGAGCTGCACACATTCCTTCGTCACGCTGAGGTTGGTGGTTCTCGCTTGCCGATCATTGGCGCTGCTTTCAGAAGGGCCGTTCTGCCTTTGAGTACACGGTGGATCGCAGGCAACATGGTTGAGGCCGCGCTGCGCACATCTGCGGTTGGCTTGATTCCAGTGTTCGATCAGCTTGCCGGAAGGGGCGCGATCGACGCTCGATTCATGGACGCGCTTCATGCCTATGCCCCAAACCTTGCGGCTGAGTTTGAGAATCAGGCCGGTGGTGGTCTTCTTTACGCCGCTCAGTCGCGGGCGATGACTCGCACCCGTAAGGGGCTTGCAGCCGAATCTGGGGATTACGGGCCAGTAGTCAAAGCGATCTACAAAGGCACAAGGGGAGTAGTCAACGGAATTACAGATGAGATTTTTGGAATCAACAGCGCAGCAGAGCACAGCTTCAAGAAGTCCGTGCGCGGCAAGGCTTTCCAAAAAGAGATACATGAGTTCACGGGTTCGTGGATTCGCTCAGTCAGAGCTCAGGATGAGGCGATTGAGGCGATCATTAGGCATTGGGATTCAGACCCTAAGTACGCTCAAGCTAAGGCCGCGCAGTTTGGCCGCTACGTCGATCAGACCCTCGGCAAGTACTCCAAGTTCAGCCCCGAGCTTCGCAACTTCATTCAGGGATACGCGCCGTTCTTGGCTTGGTATCTCAACTGCTTGAAGTTTGTTATGTGGACACTTCCCGCTCATCACCCCGTCCTTACGGGTCTTATGGCGGCAGCGCATAGCAACCTCGATTCAGACATCAAATCCTGGATTGCCGGCAAGGGTCCGGGTGGTCCGATTGGTGGTTCTCGTTTCGGCATCGACACCGCAGCGGATAAGCCCACCGGCTTTATGAAGGCACTCCTCAGCCTACCCGGTTTCCAGATACCTCAAGGCGCAGTAATCGACCTTGCTCACTTGACTCCGTTTGGCGCTTACACGGAAGGGCTCGGCAGGACACTTGCTAAAGAGATGGTGCCTCAGATTATGGGACCGATTGCGACCTTGAGCAACTTGAATCCAATCACGCTCAGGCCCATGCAAAAGTCAGATGGTGGCGGTAAGCCGATCAAGTTCAACGGCATACAGATGTACGGCGCTAACGGTCAGCCTCAGAAAACTCCGACAACGGCTAAAAACTTCAATGGTTGGGAGCTTGCTCTGATGGCCCTCAACAACCTGATTGAAGGTTTCGTCCCTGGCGTCTCAATGGCTCGCAGGATCAGAGAGGGCGGCAAGGCATCAGCGCCAAACAGCAACCTGATCTTCCCCAAGACGAATCCAAACTCAACCGACAAGGGGCTTTCCAAGACCTTCAGCTTCCTGCCGGCAACGAAGTTCAAGGGCAAGAAAACTCAGAAGGTCGTCAATGGAATCAAACTCTACAACGCTGATGGAACGCCGGTGCAAGAATGAGCCCAACGATTACAGGCAAGACCTCCTGGTTCGGGGGTCCAAACGACAAAGAGAACACAGGCACAGCCCTCGGTCTTCCCGATACGGCAAGGGGCATCGCGGTCTACAACCAGCAGACCCTCGGTGGCTATTGGCAGGTCAAGTGGCCTAACGGCAAGGTGACGGTCGAAAGACAGATTGACATCGGTCCCGCGCCGTGGACAAACAGGAAGATTGACTTCACTTCGACTGCGATCAAGAACGCCGGGTACACCGAAGCTAACTTCCCCACAGACGCAACCGCGACAATCACCTATCTGGGCAAGAACCCTTCCGTAGCTCAACGGCAGACTCAACAGCAGACCCAACCCCAGGCTAATCCCCTGATGGCAAACCTTGACAGGATTCTCAGTCCTCTCCCAAAGACGGGTGGCTCTCTTGTTTCTTTCCCCAAGCCGCCAGCGCCGAAGGCTCAACCAGCAAGAACGCCCGCAACAGGAACGTCAACCGCAGCAGCTCCAACACAACGCGGGGTCGCAAACTTCGACGGTAGCCCCGTCGCGGCTTGGATCAAACCAATCCTCGACTACGCAAGGCAGAAGGGTTGGAAGGGCGGCGTCAACTCTGGCTACCGCTCATACGCCGATCAGGTTCGCATCTACAACTCCGGTGTAAGGCCCGCAGCTCGACCAGGCACAAGCAATCACGAGTTCACCGCTTTCCCCGGTGGTGCCGTGGACGTCTCAGACGCACAAACCCTCAGCAACATCCTTCAGAACAGCCCCTATCGGGACGTTCTTGTGTGGGCAGGCTCCAAGGATCCCGTTCACTTTTCCCATCCCCACAACGGTTCTTACTAGGAGACCTCAATGCCACGCCTTACATCAGCCGAGTATGCAAAGACTCATGGTGCTGCCGCAGGACGCCAGCTACACAATGAGCGCACGATGAGATTTCAGCAGACCGAACAAGGTCACCGCGTTGTCAACACCCCAGCTTCGGCTCCGGTCCACCGCTTAGTCCAAACGATCGCCGCAAAACACACTCAAGCAAGTCCATTTGTCGCAGGACGCCTGCTTGGGTTGATGAAAAGTGGTGGATCTTTTGACGGTTCCTACTACGGCGAGAGCGGCGATGAGCCAGGGCAGAAAGACGGTCCTGAGCAGCTTTACCCAAGAGACATTTGGAAGAAGGCGCTTGAAAACATGGGGCCAGATCCAGATGAGCATATTCCGGGCGAAAGCGGTACTGAGCCGGGGCAGAAATCCTCAAAGACAAAGCGCAGCCGGAAAGATTGGAACATTGCGTAATGCCTTTCAAGTCGATGGCTCAGGTAGCCAAGTTCCATGCTGATCCAAGACTTCAGAAGTACATCCCTGACTTTTCCAAGGGAGTTGATTTCAAGACCCTTCCCAAACGCCTATCGGAGACAACCGTGACCCCCTACGACAAACTCGTTCACAAGCTGGCAGCCAAGGGCTCCAATGACCCCAAGGCGCTCGCCGCATGGATCGGTCGCAAGAAGCTCGGCAAGGCGGAGTTCCAGAGAAGAGCCAAGGCGGGCATGAAGTGAAGGCTTGGGAGAACCCCAAGGGTGGACTGTCGCAGGCTGGCAGGGCGCACTACAACGCTTCTGGTGGACACTTGAAGCCCGGTGTGACCTCGTTTGCCTCAGCCTCCGAAGCCGATAAGAAGAGGTGGGTCAGGTGGGCGCTTCGCTTCGCCAAGACTCCACAGCCGTTGACAGACGGGAAGGGTCCGAGTCGCTACGCCCTGATGTTCCACGCCTGGGGCGCTCCGGTGCCTAAGTCCAACTCAGACGTCTCGAGGGTTTATCAGATGGCGCTCAAGCGCAGGGCTCAGTTGGGAATGGGTAAATGACTAAGACTCTTCAGAGGTACACCAAGGCCGATATCACCAAAGGACTCGTCGCTCTGGTCGCTTGGGCAGGCAACGCCACCGATGCCCGTAAGAGCCTTCTAAGCGAAGGAATCGACATCCCCACCTCAACCCTCAGGTCGTGGGCGAAAGAGACTCACAGGGACGAGTATGAGCGTCTGAGGGGGGAGTACGGCGCTCAGATGGAGGATCTGCTCGTCAAGAACTACCGCGACATGGCCGTAAGGGCTTCGTCTGTGCAGATGAAAGCAATCGAAGAGGCCGAGAAGAGACTTGATCGTGGAGCAGATACAGACCCCGCAAGAACCGCAGCTTCACTTGCGAAGGTAAGCCAGGTCTCCACCGACAAGCTGATGAGCCTTACGGGCCGACCGACCGTCATTACCGAGACCAGAGGCATGGCGGAGATTCTTAGAAGCCTTGCCGTCAAGGTTCCGGGTCTAGTCATTGAGGAGACCACCGATGGACAGTGACATCCTCCAGCTCGTTACCGACGTAAGGACTCTGGTCGCAGGCCAGGACGCGCAACTGAAGGCGATTCAGAAAGAGCTTGAACGGCTCGGCCAAGTAGCAGTCTCGGTTGAGGCTGTAAGGGCTGATCTTCAGTCGTGGAAGGTTGAGCAGGTCAAGACCGAGTCCGAGCAGCAAAGACAGATTGACAGTCTGTTTGCCAAGGTCGAGCGACACAATGAGATTGAGAGCTCCCGAACAGAGTTCAAGCAGTGGGTATGGCCCGCCGTTGTTACGTTTGCGGTAGGCATCCCATCCTGGATTGCGGTCTTTCACGCCACATAAGGATGTTATGTCCTAGGCGTGGTCTACAACCCAAACCATGCTGACTGCCTACGAAGTAGCCAAGGCTCTTACCCAACACAAGACTCAGAAGTTGGCGGCCAAGGCGCTTGGTGTCCCGAGGACGACACTGATCGGCTTCATTCAGAGAAACAACCTCGATAGCCCCGAAGGCATCTCCAACGCCCTAGGACAAGAGTTCTCTGTTGAGGCTGAGTTCATCGGAGACATCCCGAAGCTGATCTCTTCAAGAGGGCTTGACCCTTCTGACGTTGAGGTGACAAACATTCGCTTGAACGAGTACGGCAAGTGTGGAGAGTGTGGCAGTCACCTAAAGCAAAACCGAGTTGACCTGAAGCCCCGCGTTGACTTTCTGATTCCCGCAAGGACTGAAGGGTGGAAGCCCCCAAAGCCCGCGAAGAGTCAGAAGGCCACCGAGGGGCTTGTTGCGTTCTTCGGGGATCAGCACGTCCCAAGACACCACAAGGCTCTTCACTCAATGGCCTGCCAATGGCTCAAAGAGAACCGCCCCGCAAAGCTCATTCTGTTGGGAGACCTGTTGGACAACGAGTACGTCTCTCGACATAGGAAGTTCCAGGACGGGCCTAGTGCTCAGGAGTGCGTGGATATGGCTTGGGGAGTTCTCAGGGACTACAGAGAAGCCTCGCCCGACACTGAGGTTCTGTTTGTGGACGGCAACCATGAGGACAGGGTTCGCATCTCCGTGGCAGATCAGATCCCCGGCGTAAGGAACCTGACAAGAGCGGGCGGTGGGCCAGCCGTGCTCTCAACCGAACACCTCTTGAGGTTCGACGAGCTTGGCATTGAGGCCGTTCATATGAAGGGTGGCTACGAGCACTCTGAGATCCGAGTCTCCAAGACCCTTGTTGCTCGACACGGACACATCGCAAAGAAGGGCTCAGGCGTCAGTGCTCTAGCGACCTTGGCTCAACTGCGAAGAAACGTCGTCATCGGACACACCCATCGCCAGGGTCTTGTCTACATCACTCATTGGGACATAGATGGAAACCCCCACCGGCTGATGTGCTGTGAAGCCGGAACGATGGCCGAGATAGCCAACGGAATGGATTACGCAAGCGCCGGCGTCCCCGATTGGCAGCAGGGCTTCGCCACGGCACAACTCTTTGGGGACTACTTCACGGTTGAGCTCGCAGTCTTCGTCAACAACGGCCTTCTCTGGAGGGATCAGAAATATGAGCTGTGAGCACTCAATCGGGGATGACCCTCGATTCCCGACAACCTGCATCAAGTGTGGACGGGAGGTCTCAAGTAGATGGCTTAGGGATCTGAATCGGGAAAGGCAGCTTCTCTTGCGAGCCTCCAAAGATCCAGAGTTCACCGAGAGCCTTATCTCCTTCGCTCAGGCTAGATCCGGCAAGTCCAACGTAAGGCGTCTTCTGTCGCGCAACATGAGACGAGAGATCCAGGAAGAGCTTGCAGACGCCTGTAACTACCTTTGCTGGCTTGACGATCAGAAGTCGATAAAGGGCGAAGAGGGTCTAAATGCAGGCGAGATTGCAGCCCTTCACCATGTGATTGAGGCTTGGCGCTGGCTTGCCGTTGGGGGCGACGAGTGAGAACGATAGTTCTGGAAGTCCCAGGCACCCCCGCACCGAAGGGTTCAAGGACTGTTGGCAGGCGTAAGGACGGCTCAATCTACACTCGCCCTGCCAATCCCAAGGAGAAAGCGTGGGCGGCTTGTGTAAAGGCCGTAGCAGCCCTCGAGACGCCCTTGGAGCCTCCATACGAAGTAGAGCTCAAGTTTCGCTTCACAAGCCCTCAGAAGCCTTCATACACCTACCCCTCAAAGAGTGATTTGGATAAAATTGTCCGATGCACCCTCGATGGACTCGTTGAAGGGGGAATCCTCTTAGACGATCGCCACGTCGTAAGGCTTGTCGCTCAAAAGGAATACGGCACTGAAGGCGCTGTCATTCGCGTGCGCAGTGTGGTAGCTTCATAGCTGTGTAGTACTTCATCCTACTGCACCTTTCTCGCCCCTCGGTCCTTTGGGATCGGGGGGTTTGGTGCGTTCTAGGAGAGGATCTTTCTGATCTTCGTAATGCGGGGATCCTCCCTCAAAGGCTTGTCTGCTCCCCAGGCCAAGTAGTCAATCGAGACTCCATAAAGGCTTGCTAGTTGTGCAGCCCTTGAGATCGTTAGCTGAGCCCTGCCGTACTCCCAAGCCTGGACAGCGGCGATTGTGACCTCTAGAGCCTTGGCTACATCCTTCTGCGTCAGGCCGGCTCTATTTCGCGCCTCGCTGAGTCGATCAGTCACGCCGTTCAAGTCGCTCAAGAGCTTCCTCCATTCTCTTCAGACGTTGATTGGTTGCCTTGAGGTCAAGCATCGCTGCCTCAAACTGCACGTCACCGACCAGCTCAGCAATGGACATCTCGTAGAGGTTTGCAAGAGCGACTGCTTTGCACACCGGGATGTCGGTGTTGCCGTTCTCCCAATAAGACAGCGTCCGCTCGTGAATACCGAGCTCTTGGGCAACCTGCTTGCGCGAAAGCCCACTGCCCATACGGGCGAGCTTGATGTGCGCGGGGATCCTGTCAACCTCGATCACGAAACAACCCTGCACTTTCCGAGAAGATTCATATGCAGGAATTGACTTATCCTGTCCGAACCCGTATCTATCTTGTCTTCCTCGTAGTGAGTAACTGGCATAACCGGAAACGAAAGGTTACAGGGATGAATTACATGGAGGGGTACGAACCCGTTGCGGAGCGTATTGCGAAGTTCTACAAGCGCTACCCGGAGGGTTCGATTACCGAGGATCAGTGGAAGCTGACTTCGATCGGGGAGAGGACGTTCATCGTTTGCTCCTGCAAGGTGTATCGCACACCCAACGATCTTAGGCCTGGAGTAGGTCTTGCGTGGGAGCCTTTTCCCGGAAAGACCAGCTTCCAAAGGGACTCTGAGTTGATGGTCTGCCAGACCTCCGCTTGGGGACGTGGCCTTGCCGCAATCGGTCTCGGGGGGAAGGTGATCGCCACGAAGGAGGAGGTTGAGAATCGTCCTCAGGCGAAGTCCGAGCGTGGACAGAAGCTCCAAGCAGAGCTCGCCAAGCGCAAGGTTCCCCAAGACAAGATCAAGCTCGCCATGGCCGCTTGCGGGATCACCGTAGGGCGAAAGAGCCTTACGACTGTCTTTGCTTCCCTCACCGATGAGGAGGTGAACAGCCTGTGGCAAACCCTCTCGGAGTGAACGATCTTCAGGTGGAGCTTCCCAACGGGGACGTGGTTTTGTACCGGGACGGGAATCACTCATATAGAAGAGTCTTACCAGAGAACCGTAAAGCTCGCCTTACTTCCGTCACGACCCTAACGGCAAAAGTCACCGGCGGGGATGTAGATGGACTGATGACCTGGGCTGCCAATCTGGCCTTGGAAGGAAAGGACTGGAGAGAAGAGCGCAACAAGTCCGCAGGTGACGGAACAGCCGTCCACGCTGCGCTTGAGGCGTTGGCTCAGGGCTCTCCCCCGGACCTTGATGACTTCGCGGAAGACCAGAGGCCGATGGTCACTGCCATCGCAGGGTGGTGGATGGATGAGCAGCCACGGGTTGAGCTTGTCGAGCAGATCGTCGCTCACGCAGACCTTGACTACGCAGGCAGGTTTGACCTGATGTGCTGGATCAAGGACGAGCTGTGGCTGATCGACCTGAAGACCTCTAAGAGCATCGGTACCCCCGATCGCCCCAAGGTCAACTACCACGCCCAGCTTGGTCTCTACAACCTCGCCTGCGCCTCTGTAGGGCTTCCTGTGGCACAGCGCAAGGGAATCCTGCACGTTACCCGTGAGGGGGACTGGAGGCTCTTAGAGAGCGCTGTGGCTGATGACCATGTGGTGAGTATCCCGCTGACCGTTCGCGCACTGAAGGATCTGGAGAAGGCCCAGAAGGAGTCCGAGAAATGAACGTGCTTGACGTAATCAAGACTTTCGTGAAGGCAGATATGGCTGAGGTTGTCTACCAAGTCCAGAAGAAGGACAAGACAATCACGCCGGCGGAGGTGATCGCTGCTGTCAAGAAGCTGGAAGAGGACGGCCTTGTTGAGGTCGAGATCCTTGTGAGCGCCAAGTGAACCCTGAGCCTTGGACATTCGACCAAGCTAGGTCCGCTGCACGGATGGCTTCCAAGGCACAGAAGGAGTGCGAGCTCTACTTCCAGGAGACGTATGAGGCTTACGCGAAGGCGGAGGCTGAGTACCGACAGGAGCTTGCGAAGGAAACACTGAGACTTCGGGTTGACGGGATGGCGGCAACGTTGATCCCCGACCTTGCAAAGGGAAACGAGCGCGTGAGTTCACTCCGCCTCCATAGAGACGTCCAGAAAGGTCTCTTGGACAGTGCCAGCCAAAGAAGCTGGCGAGTGAACCACGACCGCCGGGACGTCCAGCGATTCATCGACTGGTCAATGGGAGTGTCCAGGGGGGTGATGGCTGACTAAAGCCTTCAAGGTTCACGACCCACAGTGGGCGGCCTCTCACCCGCCTAACCCAACATAGAGAGCCGAGTGTCGCGCAGCTAACGGGGGTAACTCCCCGCTGAGACAGTCAACACCACCGTCCGGTAGTGCCGGACAGGATCGAGAAATCGAGAACCGTTGGAACCGGAGGCGAAAGCTGAATGGGGCAGCGTCGGGGATGTGGTGGCTGCGAACGGAGTAGGGCGGGGATAGGAACTCCTGTACCCAAAACCACCCTACGAACACTCACCTCTTGTAGGGGTCGTTCCTTGAGCGCAAACACCGAGCCATAGCTATGCACGGAACCCAAGTTCTCATAGACGCATTGGAAAACCACAACTGCACCGTGAGGCAGTACGGCGACAGGTATCGCTCTCAATGCCCGGTTCACGGGTCCAAGGGAGGGACGCTACTTGTGCAGACAACCGCCGATGGCAAAGCCCACTTCCACTGCTTCGCAGGCTGTGAGGGCAAAGACATCATCGACAGCCTCGGTCTGACTTGGAATGACGTCCTGGGAAAGCGCGATCCGACCTGGACGCCCAAGCCCAAGCCAAGGCCCAAGCCGATGTGGACTGATCCCGTAAGGGCTCTTTCTCAGATGACCGAGCTCACTTACTCGGAAGGAATCTTCGTAGGTCAATGCCCGTTGTGTAAGGGCTACGTCTCAGCAGGACCGGGGGGGATCTCTTGTTCCTCTCCGGGTTGTCCAATCGAGTCCGCAGCTCTCACAAGCTCGGATCTAAACGATGCACGAGGCATCAGGAGGGATCGCATGAACAAGCGAACAATCGAAGTGCTTGGGCTGACCGAGCTCAAGCGTGGGGAAAAGAACGGGCGACCATGGATTCTCTCCAAGGTTCACGCCAACGACGAGAACGGCCAGCCGATCACGCAGGATCTCAAGACGTTTGAGGATCTGGCGCAGGGAAGGCTCGAGCTTTTCTTCAAGCGCGAGGAGTACCAGGGCGAGACCTCTTTCATGGTTTCAACCTACGAGCCCAAGCCCCGGTTTGAGAATCAGTCAGCCAACGCATCAGTGGCAAGCAAGGAGATGAACGACAAGCTCGACCAGATCATCTCAATGCTTCAGGCCAAAGCGCCGGCGCAGACATCAGACCTGCCGTTTTAGAGAAAGGTGCAAAGGATGAGCAATCTCTGGGCGGCGCTTCTCGCGGATGAGGGGGACTACCACTTCTTCGTTCCCGAGAAAGCGCCGATCCCGACTACGCATGAAAGACGTTTCGACCGTATGGCGATGAGGTACCCCTTCACGCCAGTCTGTCGAACCAAGAAGGGCATTGGTAGTAGCGGAGTTCTTTGGGCAACTCTGCCCACGGGTAGATCCGTTGACACCGCGAGGGGTTTCTACAGACCCCCAACGGTGCTCTTCACCAAAGGCCGGAAGGGGGTGGCGCTGTGGGCTATTGAACCCCTGCCAGCAACCAAGACTCATTTGGCTAATGAGCTGTTGGCCCGCACCTTCAAGGGAAGGATCAAGGACGCAGACCCCTGGGCCTTCGCTCTTGACCTTCGGGGAATGAGCCCTGAGTGGAGGACAGATTGCCTCTACGACAGCCAAGAGCTAGTGAGCAGGCTTTGAGATACATGACCAAGAGAGAGGTGGCGCAGATGTTGAGGATCAGTGAGGATCGAGTGACCAAGCTAATCAAGAGGGGAGAGATCCCCGCGACCAAACCGTTCGGCAAGGTCTTGATTCCAGACAGTGCGATCCGGGAGAAGATCCTCAAGAGTCGAATCAGGCCAAGCGCAGACGGCCATCCCGCGAGGCTCGTATGAAACTCGGGGAGCTAATTGACCTTGCTGAGTTCCACGGGATCGAGATTGGTTTATCGGTCGCAAGGGTCTTGGACTCGGTGCCGGCTATCTCTCAACCGGAGTACCTGAAGCTCTACATCGAGAACGAGCCTGTCTACAAGACAGAGATCACCGATTGGGAAAGAGGACTGGAACGGGCGTGTGCAAGAGCTAATGCCTGGATGCTGACCGAGGCAGTATAATGGTATGTTAGAGGCCGTAACACTGATAGGGGGATGAATGAGTGTTCAGAAGACAAAGTTTGGGACGTATGAGGTCCGCTTCAGAGATGGAATCGGGCGTCACCGCAGCAGATCATTTAGCAAGCTCGCCGACGCAAGGACATTTGAGCGCGATGTCAAGACGGAAAGGCAGAGGAGAGGGATCACTAACCCCGACCGGGGCAAGATGACTCTCGCTGAGTTCACTCAAGTCTATTGGGATCACAACTCCCCAGAGTGGGAAGAGACCACCAAAGACCATTACCGCTCTGTCTACGAGCGAAAGATTTACAACCAGCTTGGCGGGAGTGAACTCAGATCCCTGAGTCCCGCTGCGATCCTCGACTGGAAGGCCGGGATTGAGGGGGAAACCGGGGCGGCAACCCTCATAAAGACGATGGCCTTCCTGTCGGGGATTCTGTCTTATGCAGTCCAAAGAGACGAGATCGACCACAATCCACTGAGGGAAATCAAGAAGCCCAAGCAGGAAATAAAGCTCGCTCCAGATCCCCTCTCGGCTACAGACGTTGAGCTACTTCGCTCCATTCTGTTTGAGGGAAACAATCCCCTAAGGGACACAACCCTTGTCTCGGTGCTTGCCTACATGGGCCTTAGACCTGGAGAGGCGTTGAGGCTCAGGTGGGAAGACCTTGGTGAGCAGACGGCCCGGATCGTCTCCGGCAAGACCAACAGGGAACGGCCAGGGCTGCTTGTGCCGACACTGAGAGAAGACCTGCTTCGGTTCAAGACTGAGAGCTCAGGTTTGATCTTCGACGTTGACTGGCGCAACTGGAGAAAGAGGGTCTGGCAACCAGCCTTCAAGCAGGCAGGGCTCAGTGGAGACAGTCGCCCCTACAGGCTGCGCTCGACCTTCGTAAGCCTGCTGTTGGCCGACCCTTCTTATTCGATTGCCGAGGTTTCCATGTACGCCGGACATTCGCTGGAGATTATGACCAAGCACTACGCCCGGATCATCTCCGAGGTGCAGGGCCGGTCGGTGGATTTTGACAAAGAGATCAGGGAAGCGAGGGGTCTTTGATGCCTTATACGCAGTCGATTACGAGAATCAACTTCGCTTGTTCCGCCGATGAGAGTGACCTTGTGGTTGAGATTTCGGTGCAGCCACCCGCTTTTTCATCCCTGGAGATGGAGCTTGAGGGCAATGAGCTCACCTTCCGAACGGACGGAATTGACTTGAAGGGTTTTCGGGGGTTGTTGAGGGATCTGCAAGTTGAGGTTGAGGGCGTGATTGCCGAAGTGAAAGACACAGACCTTGGCTAAGAAGATAGCCCGCAAAGAGAAGGGACCGAAGGACGACGGCACCCGCTGGATGGTGGTACGCAATCTTGTACCTGTTTACGAAGGCAGCGGATTGACTCGAGCTGAGGCTGAGAGGTTGGCAGCGTCGCTTGTCAAGCCCGCTGAGATCGTCGAGGTCAATCAGTGAGCTGCGTGACCGGAGGTTTCGGACTCGGGCGGGTCACAAGGTGACTTCATTCCTTGTCAGGTGGGACGCTGCGCTCTGGCTTGCTCAACGCTACGGCCAACCGGAGTTCATGTGGCGCTCTTGGTGCGATGACAATGGCGATTTCAACCTCAAGCCCGTCGCCAGGACTATGCACCCGTCGTTTATGAGTGGGCCAATCCCACCGAAGTACGACCCGGAGCGCGACCAATGATGAGTAATGACGTATCCGTGGAGACGTTTAGCTGGAGAGCCGATGTCGGCGTTGGCCAGGATCAGATGTATCGCCTCGTGTTGCAGGGCGAGTATGAGGTGACGTGGATGGACACGGGTGATCTCGTCTTGACCTTCGGATTCGACGAGGGCGAAGAACTCCCCCACCTTCTGAGGATGCTGGCTTTGGCTATGAACGAGTCCGCCCTGATGGGGGAATCAGAGTGAGCTATTCCAGCCAACGTCTTCCCTGCGGCCACCGAGCCGAGTATCGAGATGGCGATCCAGCAGAAGGCGTCTACAGCGAGCGTTGCCAATGCGGTTGGAGGAAAAAACCAGTCAAGCCAAAGAAGGGATCTAAGCCGTGAATGTACGGGATCTGTACGGGATGAGGGTGTTCGGGGCGCTTAGGGGGTCATCCCGATTCCCAGCGTTTGCAGGTAAAGCCCTCCACCGGACTCGAACCGGTGACCCCTTCCTTACCATTGTGGTGGCTGGCAAGTGGCTGATTAGCCGGATCACCTTTGTTCTAGGGCTGATGCTGATGTCCGTAGGGCTCTCAGTACTAGGTATTTCTGGGCGTCTTTATGACTGAAGGTGTACGGGATTTGTACGGGATGGATCACCTCGGCCCGGTCTCCAAGTTTCTGATGGCCGTTGCCAGGGCTGAAGCCTTGGAAGGAGAGCTCGCCACTAAGTCTGAACAGCTTGCCGCAAAGCGTGAAGAGCTTGCCGTTGTTCTGAGCACGAAGGCCGATCTTGAGCGGGAGCTTGAGTCCCTGAAGCGCGACTACCGGGAGGCTATCCGTGAGAAGTCTTGACGAGCTCGCCCGTAAACACTTCCTGAAGTTGTCCTTCTGCGCAGAGGGTCCAGCCGTGGCCTTCGATCGGGATCACGTCAAGGGTGGCGACCGCCTCACTACCCCGATGTCTTACGGATCCCAGGTCGAGCTCTTGCGTCGGGATTACATCAGGGCTAGGACTGCCGGCGACAAGCTGAAGGTGATCTGGAGAGTCGAGGAGGCGGTTCAGAAGCTCAGGTACTCGCCAATGCCCGACCTCTATCCGAACACTTTGGAGTGGGAGGTAGCCATAGCCAGGGACAGGCGCTCGCCGTTCATTGTGGCTCAAATCTACGGAGTCTCACCCGTAAGGGTCGGGGAGATCAAGCAGGAGATCCGAGACAAGATCAGAGCCGCGCTCGACAAGGATCAGTCCATTCGTGAGGTGGCAATAAAGTTTGGTGTCAGCAAGAGCACGGTGGGCAGATTGTCTCAGTCAAAAGTTCTGTCCGCGTGAGGTGCTATAAACTGTCCCAACGCCAGCGGTCTCACCTACCCTTTTTCGGGCCGCTGCAACAGAGTTGGGCTCACGTCCAACCGGCCTCGCAAGTTCCATCTACTCCCCCCTCCTGTGGTGGACCGTGGGGCCGTAAACTTGAAGCGTGACTGGAAGGCTTTTACGGCCAAGAAGATTGAGGAGGGTAAGTGCCGTTACTGCGGCACCACCGAGGGTCTTCAGTCTGCGCATATTATCGCCCGCTCGCAGGTCCGCCCTGGTGCCGGCGAAGATCCCCGAAACATGGTCCCGCTCTGCGATCCCTGTCACTGGGCCTATGACCGTGCCGATGTAAGGACCGGGGAAACCCTTTCGATTCTCGGCGTTCTTTCACTTGAGGAGCAAAGTTATGTCGCTGGACTCATCGGACTGGAGCGAGCCTACATTCGCACTACCGGAGGGAGACGTGCGGATCGTTTTAGAAGCAGTCCTCGAGGAGTCCGTGGACAAGATTCTCAAGACCCTCTATCACCTTCGGAGGAATGAGGAACAGGAGTTCTCAGACTCGATCAAAGAGTTTATGACCCTTCGCTCCAACGCTACCCGCTGGATTGAGGAAGTCGCTTGAGCCTCACCTGGGTGCGTTTATCCGACGGCACTGAAACCAAAATCAAGATCCACTCGACCTTCGTTGAAGAAGCCGCTGCCAACGACGAGGTGATCCAAGACATCAACGGTAAACACATTCGGATGATCGACGTCGATCTATTCGCGCCGGCAAAGGACAAAGATGAGTCAACAGCAGAAGACACTTGAAGCTCTCGCCCGAATCGCAGGACGGTTTGGGCTCACGGTTTGGCAGTGGCAGGGACACGGTTCGGTGGGAACTCACGCCCCTGGCTCGCTGCACTATCAGACCTTCCCAAACGGAGAGGGTTGCGCCTTCGACGCCTTTGGCCCCTCGTCCCGTATGGCTGCCTTCTCGTGGTACTTGCGGCTTCACCGGGGTATGCGCAAGCAACTGACAGAGGGGATCTACAACGGCGGGTTCAAGAGTCTGTCAGTCAAGAACGGCCAGAACGTCCCAAGCAGTTATTGGGGTCCGGCCACCTGGGCCTCGCATACAAATCACGTCCATATTGGAATCGCACCTTGAAGCAAGGTGACTACAACGCCGATGTCGTCAGGCTCAAGGAGTCTCTGCGACTGAAGGGGTATTGGCCCAAGCCTCTGCCAATGGACCCTACCTACGGCTGGCTCCTTGCAAGGCAAGTCAGAAAGCTCCAGAAGAACCACGGCCTCGCGCCAACAGGCATCGCCGATCAGAAAGTCTGGCAGCTCCTCGCTTGGAAAGCCCCAACGGGCATCAGCTCTAAAGGTGTTGACTTCATAAAGGACTTTGAGGGTTGCGACCTGAAGCCCGTTCACAACTCCTTTGACCCTCCCGGTGTCTGGACAATCGGCTACGGGCATATTGAGAACGTCGGACCTAACACTCCTGCGATCACTGTCCAGCAGGCAACCGAGCTCCTGAAGTCCGACCTCGACAAGCACTACGCGCCATACGTCAGCAAGCTCAACAAGCGACTCCTTCAGCATCAGTTCGACGCCCTTGTTTCTGCTGTCTACAACCTCGGCCCTGGAATCCTCAATGTCGATCGCACCCTCGGCCACGCCCTGCGTTTCGGCACTGATAAGGAGATAGCTAACGCCTTCCAGGTCTACGTCAACGGAGCAAACGGACCCCTGCCCGGCCTCGTGAGGAGACGTAAAGCAGAGGCCCGCCTTTACCAAACAGCCAACTACTCAACGGAGATTCAGTGAACCCTAAGCTCACCTCGTGGCTTCAGGCCGCCGCCGGCACCGTCCTTTCAGGACTCGTCGTGTTCGGGGTCATCGGCCCGGACAAGCTCGACACAATCCAAGCTCTCATCGCCTCAATCTTGCCGCTCATCACCGGATTGCTTGTCCATTCCGTCAGGCGTTCTTGAGACGGCTCCAGAGTTGCTGTCGGCTAATCCCGACTGCTTCAGCAATCTGCTCCAGGCTGTAGCCCTCGTCACGGGCCGCCGGCACTAGCTGGATCATCATCTCAATCCGCTGTTCGGCCAGGGAAAGGGCAGCTTGCCGCTCCGCCCCCATCGCTCGGATTCTGTCGAAGGCTTCAGCTTTCGCAGGCACTGATCGTCACCGCCTGGGCAGACTCCACAATCTCGATCGCAACGTAAACCCAGTCCTCAGTGCTTGGGTAATCTCCAGCTTCAAGCCTTTCCTCCAGCGGAGCCCAGCACTGGTCATCGGGGTAGGATTCTCGAACGGCTGTAATCCAGTCGTTTGCGTTATCCCAAGTTTCCACCGACTTGATTCCTCCGCCATTCCTTACAGTCTTGACCTCAAACATTCCTAAAGCTCCTTTCTCATTCCTGCTTTTACCAATATGACCGCCAACTTCTCAGCGTCAGCCGCTCTCAACATACAGCTCACTTCTCCAACTTCCAAGCTCACCAGGTGAGGGAAGTTATGGACTGTTCCGACACCGATTACGGCTCGACTGCCGTCGATCCTTCTACATCGAACTAACTCCTGCGCCAACGTGAACCGCCTCATCCTAATCCTTCCTCGTTTTACCCCTACCCTTACCCCTCGGTAAGTCCTAGACAGGCCTTAGAACGCTTTAGAATCGTCCTGAAGGTACTCCTGAAGCTCCATTCCGACGCTAAACAGCGCCGCCGGCAGAGTTTCAGCCGAGCTTACGATTGTCTGACCGGAACCCAACGACGCCTGGACAACCCAGCGCCCTTCGACTAAGCCGACCTCGACAGCTAGTTCCTCGCTAATCAGAACGGCACCACCTCCTCCTCGACAACCTTGCGACCTCTCTTCTTGACACTGTCGAAGCGATCCCCGCCACACTCCGGGCAACCTTCGACCTCATAGATTCGGGCGTCAGTGGCACAATCGGAGCCGGCCAAGAATGTCAGTAGCCCGAACTCGTAAGTTTCACCCGTCGAAACCTGGTGGTGGAGAATCAACTCACGAGAGTGATCCGCTGTCTGGAGAAGATTGCAAGACAAACATCTGAGTTGTGGGAACAGCGAGCGCCTTTCCTTAGACAGAAGATTCTCCAGGCTCCGGTTCAAGAGGTCCGCCTCGATCAGCGCTTCTCTCGCCCTCCCGTCAGGAGTGATCCGCGCCGCTTCGGGATCCGGACAGACCATCTCGACCATCCGCCCAAGCTCATCGGAGCAAGGCCGACAGTAATCCGTCCCGTGATCCCGGAGTTGCGCGATTGTCTTTCGGACGTGATTACCGCACCGCTCACACTCGACTTTCGCTAGTGCTCCAAGTCCCGATGTCTTAGGCCTCAAGCCCCTCACCTCCTACAAGCTCGCCGCACGAAGGGCAGAAGGTGTCAAACAGCGCCTCGCTACCGCAGTAACACTCGACCGGATCGCCCCAGGCCCAGAGACCTAGCGTTGATCGCACCCGCGCCGGCAAGTACCTCCTAAAGCGTGAGAGGGCCGCGTACACGACGATTACCCCTCCCCCGTAGAAGAGGAAAGCCCCCGTGAACTCGCTCACGCTCCCGTTAGAAACTCCACCCGTCATCCGCTTCACCTTTCTCTTTGGACACCTAACGCCTATCAGACTACAGACTGCCTACCCCTATGTCAACCTGCTTGACATCGTAGGCTAAAAAAACCCAAGCTCAGACCTCGTTTATCGTGATCTCGATCGTCGCTGGCGCGTCACCTCTTTCGGGATCCTTGTCCGCCTTCTGCATCCACTTGGCAAGTCTCCTAGCCAGCTCAGGCCCGACAGCTTCGACCGCACCCTCTATGTCTCCAAGCTCCTCGCTATGAGCGCCGTTATCGGCCAGGGTCACAATCCGTGCGTACACTTTCATTACTACTTCCTTTCTCATCAGTAGCCCGGTATTGGCCTACTCCCACGAGGACCGCGCGAGCGATCCTCGAGGGGCTAGGTCAAGCCTCCAGCAACTCCTCAACCAAGCTCAACAGCAGGGGCGCTCCCAGCTTTTGAGAGTCAACATCGACCCACGAAAACCGCAACTCGACAGTCCGATTAGCGACCCCGTCGAATACGTCCGCCCGCCACTGTCCATCCGTAGGCGTGATCGTGACCTCCCCGCGCCCGTCCTCATAGCCAATAGCCTCACCACTGCCGTCGATGAAGGGTCCGTGGTCGTGGACTTCGCAGTCATCCCCGCCGAGTCCGCACCAGCGCTCGATCAGCGCCTCCCCGACCTCAACCAGTCGCGCGGAACTCATCGCCAACTCCTAACCCCGAGCACGATTACCCAAGCGAAGAACCCAAGCAGGATCCCCCAAGCCCCTACCAACTCGCTTACCAATACCCAATGCATCATCCTCTTTTCCTTTCTCTGTAGTGGCCTTGTGGCGCACTCCCACAAGGACCGCTTCTCAGCGATCCCCTAGGGGCTACGTCAGCCGGCTGTTTGCCTGATTGACTTTCCGCGCCACTTGCGAAGCTCCCCCGCCTTCACGTCAATAGTCAACGCGCCGTAAGCGTCAACCCCTGGCCACAACCGCTCGCACCCCGAATAACCGCTGTAGCCCTCATCGTGGAACCCAACAGCGTTACCGCTTGAGTTGAGAATTAGCCAGCCGCGGTTAGGATTGCCGCTCGCCGTATTCGGCGCGGATAGCTTGATAGCGTGAGTAGCCCCGCCGCCTTCGACGCAATCTCCTCAACGAGCCCTTCGCACTGCTTTCTTTCTGCCTCAATCATCCCTTCACCTTTCTCTAGTAGTGGCCGGTATTGGCTCACTCCGAAAGCGAACGCCTAGCGGCGCCCGCCTCCGGGCTGAGTCATCCCCGCTCGACGTCCTCCGTTGCCCACCGCCTCGACTGCTCGTCGAATAGGTGCTCGTGACACTTTCCACAACACTCCTCCTTATCTATGTCGTCGTCATCCCACGAGTAGACCGGAGTAGGCGTCACGTCGGGAATATCCGCCTTGAGTTCTTCGACCGTGAAAGCCTGATGGATACAGTCCCCGCACCAAAACTCAACAGCGGCGGTGTGTTGCCAACAGCTAATACGAAAGTCCCGCGTATTCCAACTCATCCTTTTTTGCCTTTCTCTCTAGTGGCCGTCATTGGCTCACTCTCAGGCCGCAACCCTCTCGGGCTACGGCTAGAGGCTGAGTCACGCGTAGAGGTCAATCCCCGCACAGACTGAGATAGCGGCGCGCGCCATATTCCGCCCCACATCGTCGGCGCTCAACTCGCCACAGCACACCACGTCAGCGATCGCTATCGGATAGAAGGCTTCCGCTGCCCGCCCCACAACCGCCGCGATGAGTTCATTACCAGAGCGGCTATGAGGCCAGTCCCCATCCTGCCCGCTCCCGGTAGCGACCTCTACCCCGCGGTAGTAGTCCCGAATCCACAGACTGTCACCGATGTCGTCAGCGTGACGGGTAAGGACATCGACAGCGGCACGGATGAAGCCGGCCCGCGCGAGCGGACTAGCCTCAAGCCACGGCTCCGGGAGTAGATTGAGTCCATCGTGAGTAGTGCGTTCTGCGTTCATCGTAATCACCTTTCTCTGTAAGGCTTGATTGCCTGCCATAGAGACTAGCATAACTTGTCAAGTACCCTGACAGAGAGAGAGTCCGGTACCCGTCGCTCCGCTCGCAGACTCGCACGATCCTCCCGCGCCTATGTAACCCTCTCCGGCTCACGTCGGCGGGTTTATCGGACGGCTGGGGATCAGCTGGTCGGGGACGCTGTACGGGATGAGTGCGGGCCGGAGCGATGACCCCTAGCTATCACCCGTAGCGAAAGGCGATCGGGGAAGGTGACCCCTTCCTGCCTAGTGAAGGCGCCGCGATGACCCCCGCCCTGTCCGTCCGATAAACACCCGCTCGGACCGACCCTCGCCCCAAGCGAAGCGACGGGGGTAGGCGGCGGCGCGCTGCGCGTCTTGTCGGAGTCCCGGCGTACCCTGCACAACATACCCCCCTTACGACCCCTTTGGAGTCCCGTGTACCGCATAAATATCGACGCTCTGAAGGATTTGACTCCTGCACAGCGCCGTGAGGTTGAGGATGAGCTCAGGCTCCTTGAAGAGGTCCGTGCAGCTAACCCGTTGGAAGCCTATGTTCCTCACAAGAAGCAGGTTCTCTTCCACAACTCGACTGAAGACCTAAAGGTGTTCCTCGGGGGCAACAGGTCCGGCAAGACCACGGCGGGAATTGTGGATGACTTGATCCAAGCCCTGGACGATCGCCACATTCCAGATCACCTCAAAGGATTCAAGCGTTGGAGCCCCCCCTTCTACTGTCGAATTGTGACTCCTGACCTTGGGCAGACTTTGGATCAGGTGGTGTTGCAGAAGATCAGGGAATGGTGTCCCCCAAGTGCTTTGCAGGGTGGGAGTCTCGACAAGGCTTGGGACCAGAGGCTTCGTGTGCTTCGGTTTGAGAACGGATCGTGGTTTCAGTTTATGTCCAACGATCAGGATCTCGACAAGTTTGGTGGCGCTGCGCTTCATAGGGTCCACTACGACGAGGAACCAAGGCAAGCTATCCGTAAGGAGTCCCTTGCTCGCCTAATTGACTACGGAGGAGACGAGGTCTTCACCATGACTCCCCTGTTGGGAATGTCGTGGATGTATGACGATGTCTGGACTCCACATCAGCAGGGCCGGCTGACCGGAGCAACGGTGGTCGTGGTGGATATGGACGACAATCCCCACCTCGATCAAAGAACCAAAGAACGAGTCCTTGCCGAATACAGCCCTGAGGAGCGAGCGGCACGAAAGTCAGGGCTCTTCGTTCACTTCGCAGGACTTGTCTACGAGGAGTTCTCTGAGAGCCACGTCAGACCCGCTCTAAGCCACGTTCCTGATGGAGTTGAGGTATTCGGTGGGATCGACCCTGGAATCCGTCATATGGCCGCTGTGGTGCTTTGCTATCTCGACCACGAGGACAACATCGTTGTGTTCGATGAGCTTGCCTTGCAGGGCCACACGATCTCTGAGGTCTGTAAGGAGATTGAGCTGACCCTTTCCAAGTGGGAGGTTAGGCCGAGGTGGTGGGTGATTGACCCCGCTTCCCGAAACAAGAACAACCAGACGGGTCGAAGCGATCAGATGGAGTTCGCAGACCACGGGATCTTCACAAGCCCCGGCCAGAACGCCGTAAGGCCCGGAATCAACCGTGTCAAAGAACGCCTCAGGGCAGAGAAGCTGCACATCACCTCTGATTGCCCCGAGTTGATCTCAGAGTTCAAGAAGTATCGCTGGAGCACCCCGAAGAGAAGTGAGGATGACGCACGGGAAAAGCCCGTCAAGCGTGACGATCACCTTCTCGATGCCCTCCGCTACGTCGTAATGAGCCGACCCCTGGCCCCGAAAGAAAACGTCACCGAAGGTCTGTCGGTTCAACAGCAAATGCTTAGAAATGCCTTGAAGTCAATCGACTCCAAGGTTCACGATGCTGGGTTTGGTCCCGGCCAGTTCATTTAGGAGAATGATGCAAGTTCTAAACGGAGGGTTCTGCTCCAACTGTTTCAACCATGTCCTTGATTCTCGTGTTGTCGAGATGGGTGCCGCTTGGGAAGGTGGCGTCCAGGACGGCCTTGCCATTGACGACCTTCGTCTCTGTGAGGCTTGCGTTCGCGCTGCCGCAGAGATTCTTGACATTGAGCCAAGCACGCTTGAGAACTCAGAACGACGCGCCAAGGAAGCAGAGCAGAAGGTTGAGGCTTGGCAGACCTACGCAGAGAAACTTGAGCGTGTCGTGGACACTCGACCGATTCCGAAGACGGGAAGACGGCCCAAGGTTCCCGCATGATCGAAAGCATCATCTTCCTACTCATCATCGCCCTGAGGGAGTACAGCATCCTCCTAGAGCGACGTGAGTGGGCCTCAGAGCGTTCTGAGCTTCTAAACCGTATCCAAGCCCCAGATCGTCTCCCAGCGGCTCAGATCGTCGATTTTGAGTTTCCCGAGCCAGAGCCCGATGAGTTCAACCTTGTCGGCACGATTGCGGATATGAAGAATGACTGACGTCAAACAGCTTGAGGAGATGCTGAAGAAGGCCAGAAGCGCCCGCTCGCGGTTTGAGGCTGCGTGGTTTCTGAACCTCGCCTACTACCAGGGTGAGCAGTGGATCGCTTGGGACGGCACAAGGCTCTACAAGCCACAGCTTCGTAAGGACCGTATGGCGATCGTGGACAACCGAATCCAGCCCGCCATCAGGACCGAAGTTGCCAAGATGACCAAGCAGCGCCCGACCTTCTCAGCAGTCCCCAAGACCGGAGACCAGGAAGACCTTGAGGCAGCACGTCTGGCAGAGCAGCTTTTGGAGTATCAGTGGAAGCACCTTCAGATGCAGGACAAGGTCGTTCGCTCCCTTCTGTGGAGTCGAGTTTGCTCCGCCGGCTTTCTCAAGGTCACTTGGGATTCAACCGTTGGGGAAGGCTTCGACGCCCTCGTAGGCCCGGATGGAAAGCCCGTCCCCGGTCCTAATGGCGCACCTTTGACAGGAGTTGACCCTCAGCTCATAAGCCAACAGCTCGGGGTGCCAATTCAGTCCAAGAACATCAAGCAGGGCGACATCTCAGTTGAGGTCAGAAGCCCATTTCAGATGTTTATCGACCCCATCGCAGAACGCTTTGATGAGGCTGAGTGGGTTATTGAGCAGAGTGTCCAAAGCAAGGAATACGTCAAGCGCCGTTGGAACGTGGATGCAGAGGCAGACACCAATGCAAACCCCGGCCTGATCGAAAGCCGCCTTGCCGGGGGAATCACAAGCTCCTCCAACTACAAGGGCGTTCGCATAAATGAGCTGTGGCAAAAGCCCAACTCAGAGTTCCCTAACGGCAGGAGAGTCGTCTGGATCAAGGACAAGGTTGTCTTTGAGGACACAAAGCCCTACGACCCGTGTCCGTATGTGATGTTCAAGGGGATCGAGGTTCCCGGTCGAGTCTGGCCTACCTGCATTGCCGAACAGCTCAGAGGCCCACAGACAGAGCTCAACAAGGTCAAGTCTCAGATTGCTGAGAACAGAAACCGTGTCGGCAACCCGACAGTCCTTGCCTCCAAGCAGTCAATCTCTGACCCAAGCTCGTTTGAGGCTGCGATGAGTGCTCCGGGTGGAATCTTCTACTACGACGACAACAACGGCCCCAATGCCGCACCCGCATACCTGAGAGCCCCAGAGCTTCCCGGCTACGTTCTTCAGGAGATTGACCGCATCGAGCAGTCCTTTCAGGAAATCTCAGGCCAGCACGAAGTCACCTCAGGCGCGGTTCCTAGCGGTGTCACGGCAGCTTCGGCAATCAACCTGCTTCAGGAGTCAGACGACACTCGCCTTGGCCCCGCCATCACCGACATGGAGGAGCAGCTTGCCCGCGTCGGACACAAGATCCTTACCCTGACAGCGAAGTTCTACACCGATTCTCGAACGATCAGGATCGCTGGCGAGAACGCCACATGGCAAATCTTTGACTTCCGGGGGTCGATGCTCAGAGACAACACGAACGTCCAGGTTCAAGCCGGCAGTGCTTTCCCTCAGTCCAAGGCCGCAAAGCAGGCAGCGTTGCAGGAGCTCCTTACTTTCTTCGTGCAGTCAGGACAGCCCTTGCAGGGAAGGAATCTCGCTCAGTTCTTGAAGGATTGGGATGTCGGGGGACTTGACAGCCTCGTTAGCCAGTTGAACGAAGACGAAGAGCAGGTCAACCGTGAGAATCAGCAGTTGGCTCGGGGAGTCCCACTGCCGATAAACAGCTTTGACAACGACCAGGCCCACGTCGCAGGACATCAGGACTTTATGAAGTCTGCCACCTACGACCAGATAAGCCCCGTCGTCAAACAGTCTTTTGAGGCGCACGTCCAAATGCACCAGCAAAGACTTGAGCAACAGCAGATGATCCAACAACAGCAAATGATGGGAGCCCCAAATGGCGGCACAGTGCGTAAGTGATCTGGAGACCGCCGTAAAGGCAGTTGAAGCCGATTATGGCAAGGATCCAAAGTGGAAGGCAGTAATCGACGAGGCAAACAAGCTCGTCACCGATGCGAAGGCTCTTGAGGGGCCAATGGAGCAGTCACCGGGCCAGAAGGCAGCAACAGAGGCCCAGAAGGAAGCTCAGGAAGACCCCAAGGAAGAGGCCACCGAAACTCCAGCTCAGGAGAAGGCCGAAGACACCGAGGAGCCCAAGGACATGAAGGGTGCCGCGAAGGTGGCGCTTCTCATGCTTCGTAAGAAGTAACTCAACCTTTGGTCGGGTCAAACCGGCCACTGGTTCTAGGGAGGGGATCAACTGACGGCCTAGCCGTCCATATACGCCAGGGACAGGTACAGCCGTTAGGGCCAGGGCCAATCGTTACAGCGTCAGAAAGGAAGTAAATGTCCGAGGAATCAGTACAGCCGGAGGTCGTTACCGAAGGCCAGGGCGCAGCTCCGTATTCGGAGTACCTCGACAGGTTGCCAGAAGAGATTCGCGGCGACGTGGAGCCTATCTTTCAGGAGTGGGATTCCAACGTCACCAAGCGCTTCCAAGAGGCTGCCGAGTTTCGTGAGTCAATGAAGCCGTATCAGGATCTTGGCATCGACCAGGTTCCTACAGATGAGCTTCAGAACCTCATTGCTTTGCGAGACATCGCAGAGAACTCACCCGAGCAGTTTGACGAATGGTTGAGGGCAACCGCAACCGAGCGTGGACTTCTCGATCAGACCGAGCCGTTTGAGGATTACGAGACAGACGACAGGCTCTCCCCGCTTGAGCAGAAGATTCAGGCGATGGAAGCACGGTTTGAGCAGCAGGAAATGGAAGGCCGAATCGCTGAGGCAAAAAAAACCATTGAAGCACAGATGAATGAGCAGTCTGAGAAGTTTCCCGATGTCCCGAGGGAGTTGGTGGAGCAGTTCTTGGCGACGTTTGCTGAGTCCGACCCCCACAATGCTGTTTCGCTTGCCTATGACGCGGCGAACAAGTGGATCGCACAAATCCAGCAGCAGATGGTCGAGTCCAAGCTCAAGCAGCCAGAGGCCGCAGAGCAGGGTTCAGCCACCGCACCCCCGGAGGCAATCAAGAGCTTCAAGGACGCCGAAGCCCAAGTGCTTGCACGGTTGAGACAAAACAACTAATCACTGACGTAGAAAGGAGTTGTAATGGCTACACAAAACCTTTACAACTTTGACGCGATCCTCAAGAACGTATATCGAGGGCCGATCGTCGAACAGCTCAATCAGGAGTCGTACGGAATCGACCAGTTTGAGCGACAGGCAGCAAACGACATGGGTGCATTTGCGGGTAAGTCGGTTCTTTTCCCGATCCATACGGCCCGTAACCGTGGACGCAGTTCACTTGCAGACGGCGGAAACCTGCCGACCGCAGGCAACCAGTCCTACAAAGATGGCATCGTCACCATGCGCTACTTCGCGCAGGGCATTGAGCTCTCCGACCAGGTCATCAAGCAGTCCGAAACGAATGAGGGTGCTTTCGTTCGCGCCCTGACCGCTGAGATTGAGGGCGCAACCACCGATCTGCGTAAGGACATCAACCGCCAGATTTACGGAACCGGCGACGGCGTTCTTGCCAATGTCGCTGGTACTGTTGCTTCAGGCACAATCACAAGTGTCACTGTTGACAGCGTGCAGTACATCGCTGTTGGAGATTCGGTTGACCTTGTGAAGTCTGACGGAACGATCCTTGGCACGGCTGCATATGTCACCGCAGTGACGAACTCCGGCACCGCTGGTGGATCAACGCAGGCAAACGGCACCATTACGATCCAGACATCAGCAACTAACACTGCTGGCGTTTCGATCGCTTCGGCGCTCACGAGCGGTTTCATTGCCCTTTCGGGTTGCTACAACCAGGAGTCGGACGGCCTTCGCAACATCACCGCCACAAGCGGAACGCTGCACGCCCTTTCGGCTTCAACAACTCCCGTGTGGGCCGGTTCGGAGCTTGATTCCGCATACGCCTCCTACTCGGCAGGTAGCAATGGTCTGGAGGATCTGTTCATTCAGCTCTCTCAGACGATCCGCAAGAAGTCATCCAAGACCCCGGACGTGTTCCTCACGACCCTCGGAGTCCAGCGCCGTCTGGCAAACACCTACACCTCGCTGAAGCGTTACAACGACGCGAAGGTTGTTGATGTTTCGGGTGGTTACTCGGCCATTATGGTCGCTGCTGGCAACAATCCGATCCCGGTTGTCTCGGACGTTGATGCACCGCTCGGTTTTGCTTTCGGGCTGAAGAAGGATGTGTTCGCATGGTGCGAGCTCTCCAAGCCTGATTGGTTGACCGCCCCCGACGGCAAGGGCTCAATTATGACCCTCAAGACGGGTAGCGCAGCAGGCTCACGTCAGGCAATCTGGCAGGCATGGCTGGGATGGAACGCGGCGCTTGTTTGCACGGCTCGCAACCAGACCGGACGTATCAAGGGTCTCCAGGACGACCTCCCGGTGGCTCGCGTCTAATCGGATTACCCCCGGCCTTCGGGCCGGGGGTTTTTCCCTATGAACGACACACTCTCGCCAGCCAAACTCGATCAGATCCTTGAGACTCGCAACCGCCATGTGGTTGTGGACGCTGATTCCTGCGCTCTCGTAAGGGACTTGAAGGAGATCGACTCAAGCCTCAATGTCAGATTCGTGGACGGCCCACAGCCGTTCTTCGCTGTCTATCAGGACATCAAACACCCGGACGGCAGCTACGAACAGCACATGGTCACAACGGCCCAGGCTTACCCAACTTCGTTTGGCACCTACACAGGTCTCGACGGGCGCATCCTCGATCGCGTTAGGGAAATCACTCACTCCTCGTATGACTTCGCCAAGGAAGCGGAGAAGAAGCGCAAGGAGTACATGGATACCGAACGCCGGCAGAAAGAGGACTACCTCGGACAGCTAGGCGAGCAGGCAGCACACGCACTTCGTAAGGATCTCGGCGTCAAGACAAAGGCTTTCATCAAGTGAGCGCACAGTTCCCCCCAAACAACTTCGTTGACTCAATCACTTGGAAGGGAGCGTGGTCATCGGCCACGACCTACAACAAGAACGATGGAGTCTCCTTTGGGGGATCTTCTTGGCTTTGCCTTGTCGCTCACTCCGATCAGTCTCCCGTCGAGGGGACGTATTGGACTCAGCTTGCGGCTAAGGGCGACACCGGCTCAACGGGCTCAACGGGAGCGACAGGGCCAACTGGCCCCACCGGAAACACCGGCCCCACCGGACCCGCAAACTCCCTCACCGTCAACTCGACAAGCACAGGGGCGGCGGGAAGCTCCGCATCAGTCACCGTCAGTGGAACAGCTCCGAATCAGACGCTTGACTTCACAATCCCCAAGGGCGACACCGGCGCGACGGGCTCAACTGGTGCAACTGGAGCTACGGGAGCAACGGGCGCTACCGGCCCGACCGGATCTCAAGGTGTTGCTGGAACCGTAGGGATCAACTGGCAAGGCACCTATTCCTCAACTGCTGCCTATGCCGTAAATGATGCCGTAGTCAACGGCTCGACCTACTACATCTGCATCCTCAATGTCGCGGCAAGCTCAAGCATCGCAATCACAAACACGACGTACTGGCGACCGCTTGATTCAAGCCTTACGCTCAGTGACACGGCAACGACGGGATCGTTCCCCAGGCCCGCACAAATCAAGCTGAACTACACGGCCAACCTCGGACCTTCTTACTCAGCTTTCCCCGTAGCGGGCAACAACAAGGGCTTGGTCTACAACGGCAACACCATGAGCTCGCGTGACGTGGATACGAGCAACCGCGTCGTCGATATCAACAGCCTTTCCAACGACTTCAGCAACACTGGCGCTTCAGGAACCGGAACCCTCGGTGGCGGAAGCAGTGCTGGCGGCGCAGGCCTTGATTCGATCAGCCTGAGCAACACTGGTGTCCTGACCACTGGCGGTGTCGGAGGTGACGGCACCTATTCACGAGTCACAGTGGACGCGAAGGGTAGGGTCACTGCCGGTAGCACAGGTTTCTCAGCCGCTTACACAAGCACTTCAGCGAATCTGACACTCAACAGCACTCACTACGCAGTCGAGGCAACAGCAGCCGTAACGATCACCCTTGCCACCCCGACAACAGCAGCCAACAAGGGTCGCGTCCACAAGATTCGCAACAGCAGCTCAGGCGTCGTTTCAATCACCACTTCGTCAGCCACGACCAATGGTGTCGCGGGCTCAACAACATATTCGCTGCCCGTCGGCGAAACGATTGGCCTTGTCTGCACGGGCAGCGTATGGATCGCTATTCAAGACCCCACTATTGCGGGTGCCTGGACTGTCTCGGGTACAGCCATAAGCTCAAGCAACAAGATTGTCGATCAGGGCAACACTGTCTCCGGCACAGCAATCAGCACGACCAATCCGGTTGTGGACGGTGCGTCAATTCGCCGCAAGGCACCGGGAATTATGGTTCCGCCAGTGGCCGAGATCACAAACACCCTTACGTTTACAACGGGTACTAATGTAGTCAGGATGACAAGGTTCATTCCCACTGACTCCATTACGGTCAACTATCTTGGCGCAGCCCCAGCCGTGGCGACTACCACCAATCAGTACACCAACCTTCACTTGGGCATCTACAGCATTGCTTCAACTTCAAGCAATCCATCCCTTTTGTGCTACGCAACAAATCCCGGAAACGACAACCTCGGACGCAGTGGTTGGTACCAAGAAGACCTATCAACCCTTGCCGTGCAGACTAACTCATTGTCTCAGTCGGCAACGGTGGGAACCATCGGAGGCTCATCGGGTGCTTGGACAACGACCCTGACCGGCATGACCTCCACGATTGGTTACTACATTGGCGCAGTTCTAGCCATTACGACGGGAACAGGAACACTGCCGGGTACGGTCACTGTCACAAGTATTCCATCTTCTACCTCTATAACAACTTCATCGACCGGCAGCACAAGCCCAACCGCAGGCACAATCTCTACTCAGATAGCAAGCACCAATGGCAGCGCGGGTGGATTGCTGACCAACAACACAAACGTCTTCAAGCCAGTCAATACACCCGTAACCTTGACTGCTGGGAATGTCTATTGGGCAGCGGCTGGAAGCTATGCGGGAAATGCTTGGTCAAGTGCAACGGCTTACGCGGTTGGTGATTATGCGATCTCTGGTGGTCTGACGTATTGCTGCATCTCAGCCCACACCAATCAAACCCCCGCCATCTCATCAACGTATTGGGCAACACTCAATCCGGCCCAGATTCACTGCGCAACTGGCCCCATCAACGCCAATGTCTACCGTATGTTTTCAAGCACCACTGGCACTAATGCTTATCTTTACAACGAATCAGTCAACGTAGCTAATACAGTTGCCAGCACATATTTCAGCAGCGGCCAGCTTGCAACTTGGAGCACCAGTGCTTCTGGAAACTTTGGATCAAGCGCAAACCGTCCATTGGTCTGCCTGAGAACGTCGTGATTAGTCTTGACCCGTATGCCATTGACCTAAACATCAACCCGGAGACGAATGAGCATTGGGTTGAACTCAGGGACGACAACAACGAGCTCGCGGCAAGGGTTCGCTACACGCCTTCGGCCCCCGAAGCCACCGCAACGGAGTTTGTGGTCACACCGGACTTCCAAGCGTCGGGCGTTGGCAAGAACCTGATCGTGCAGATGTTTGACGAGATGAAGGCCGCTGGCGCGACCACAGCCCGTCTCATCCACGTCATAGACCCTGCTCCCTTCATCAAGTACGGCTGCACCATTGACGGCCAAGACGCACTCGTAGACCTAGAACACGGCACCACACTCGACCAACTGAAGGCATCTCTTTGATCTACTCCCTTCCCTCCACGACATTCCAGGCAGTCCTCACAGGAGCCCCCACGGGGCTTACAGGCAGTTCCCTGACCGTCCGGGTACTCAACACCGCCACTGGCTCGGACGCAATCGCTGAGACCTCGTCGGGAATCACGGAGAATCCTTCAGGCACGGGCATCTACATCGCAAGCCTCACAGCGCCCTCAGCTATCGGTGAGTACGTCGTTATCTGGAAGGCCACCGCAAGCTCAGTCGTCACAAGGGTCGCTGAAGAGCTCTTCGTCACGGGAACCCCACCCTCCCCAACAACCACGGCCACGGGTGAGCAGGCTTCAGTCAACCTCGCTGGGATCAGGACGGAAGTTCTCAATCACGGATTCGACCCCTCAATCTACACAGCCTCACGAGTCAATCAGTACATAAACGATGCGATCGGTGAGCTTTCAGCCAAGGCTCAGTACTACGGAGAGCAGCAGCAATACAGCTTTACGGCTACGACAGCAAGCACTCCACTCCCGTCAGGACTGACCAAGGTCATCTCAATCCGTTTGACTGATACCGGGCAAGAGCTTGTCCCCGTAGACATCAGAGACATTGACCGCTCCGGCACCAGCGCAGGAACCCCAATGTGGTACGCGCTAAACGGCGGCAACCTAATCCTTTATCCAACGCCGGATCAGTCCTACGCAACAGCGGTTCGCTACTTCAAGACAATGAGTCCCTTGGTCTCAGACACAGACGTTCCAAGTCTGCCGGCTAGGTATCACCTGAAGCTCTCAACCTACGCCATCGCAAGGTGCTTTGAGGCCGAAGATGATCCACAGCAAGCCACCTATTACCAGCAGATGTGGGACAAGACGATCAGGGAGCTGAAGGCCGATGTCATCTTCCCGACACTCGACGGCGCTCGCCAGATCCGAAGCCAGTGGGATGACGGTATGCGCAAGCCCGGTTGGGGCTTCTACTGATGAGGGGAACGCCGTATGTCTTCGGTGACTTCAGAGGCGGGCTGAATACCAAGGCGAACGCCTACCTTGTCGAGCAGACCCAATGCAGGGACGCTACAAACGTCCAAAGCACAACGGCTGGAGCAATCGTCAAGCGCCTCGGCACACGTCTCGTGGGGACCACTATGGCTTCCCCAAAGACGATCTACGCCGCCGAAAGCCTTGCCACAGACACCTTCATCATCGCAAGCGGTTCAAGCATTGCCACGATGAGTCTGTCTGGGACACTGACGAGCTCGAGCGCGACAAGCACCAATGGCTACTGGTCGGTAGTTGAGGCAACCCCCGAGGGTGGGCAAGGCCCGGTCTTTATGTCCAATGGAACCAACCCTCCGCTTTACTTCGACGGGACAAACTTTGGACCCTGGACAGCCGACTCAAGCTCAACGTCAACGCTTCCAAACGGCAAGTACCTTGCAATCCACGAGAGCAGGATCTTCTCCGCAGGAGCAAGTAACCCCTCAGCTCTCTACTGGTCAGAAGTCCAGGTCGGGGTCGGCACACTGCCCTGCCGTTGGAATCAGGAGAACATCCAGCTCTTTGACCCCAATGATGGAGATGAGATAACGGGTCTAGGCAAGGTCGGATCAAACCTCGCCATCTTCAAGAAGCACAAGGTCTTCATTCTCTTTGATTCTTCCTCAGGTGCTTCAAGAAGGCTTACAGACTCCGTTGGCTGCATTGCCCCCAGAAGCATTGTTGAGACCCCGATGGGGCTTTTCTTCCTCTCAGATAAGGGTGTCTACGTCACCAATGGCGGAGCAGTTGAGCTCATCAGCGATCAGATCACACCGACCATTGAGGGTCTTCTAAACCCCGAGCTCTGCACCGCAATCTTCTACAAGAACCACTACTACCTCTCCTGTCCGTCCAGTGGGATCATCCTTGACTACGACGTTGTCCTGAGGTCTTGGTGGAAACACACGGTCTCCGGGACCGTCAATGACTTCTGTCGAAGGTTCAACGGTGGAGTTGAAGAGTGCTACCTCGTCACCGCAGATCAAAACGTCGGCCAATGGCTTTCCCCCGGCCTGTACCAAGACTTCAATGCCAACTATCAGTGGTCGTGGAAGGGGCCGTGGATCACTCCTGGAGAAGCAAGAGTCCTCTACCCCGCCGTAAGGAAACGCCTCAAGGCATTGCGGGTAGATGGAGCGGGCTACGTCAACGCCTATAAGGCCAATGATTTCTATGAGACTGAAGTGATGATGACCCCTCAGAAGGCCGATGGCACAGCCTCAACCGAGCTCTTCAACACGACAGCCACAACCACCTTTGGGGGAACAACGTACTTCGGGGATCTTGATTCCTCGACAACCCCCGCAACCACCTACTCAACCATCTTCGGAGACCTAAGCCCCGTGGGCCAGTCAAGGATCTGGGGACAAGGCGTTGCAAGAAGCTGGGCTTTCACCTTTCGGGCAAGCGCCAATGACACAGGCTCATCAGCCGTCATCAACAACTACACCGTCTTCACTCAGGAGCGTCATTCGTGAGCAACACAGACCACACAATCCTCATTCCGAACCTGGGATCCCCAAGCTCGACTGAAGACCCCAAGATCCGATCAAGCCTTGTAACGCTTCAGGCGTGGCTCAACAGCCCCCAACTGGTAGATGCAGACATCGCTTCGTCAGCCAATATCCAAGGCACAAAGATTGCAGCAAACACCATCACAAGTGTCGCCGCGAACTCAATCGACGCCAATGCAATCCAGAGCGGAGCAGTACAGACCGATGAGCTTGCATCCGTTTCGGTATCAGTTGCAAAGATCCGCCCCTTCCTGGCCCCGGTCTACGTCTCAGCCCTTCCGGTCCAGATCACTGGTGCCACGACGACGTTTGCCTCAGGAGTTACGTCAATCGTTGTTACGACCTCAGGGATTCCTCAGCTTGGGCAAGCGGTCACGGGAAGCGGAATCGCATCAGACACCGTCATCACTGCGATCACTGGTGGCAACCCCTACACCCTGACCTTGAACAGAGCCACAACGGGAGCATCTTCAAGCACCTACACAATCGGCAACCAAGAGGGAGACGAGATTTACTTCCCCGCCGACCCAAGCAACGGAGTTATCTGGCGCTTCCGGTTCAAGTCAAGCTCCTCGAGTTCTTACAAATGGGAGTTCGTTGGGGGATCACCCCTGCTTGTCACGGCAGCCGACGTCACGCTTACGCAGGGAACAGGTCCGATCTACAACGCCGGCACCACGGCTCTGTCTTGGACTACGACGGTTGGTGGTGATTTCGACATCACGATGGGCCTGCTCCAAAATGCCACAAACCTTTCCTACACAGCAATCGCCGGTGGAGCAACCATCACAGCCACTGACGCCGATGCGATCTACAACGCCGTTAGCGGATCAACCAATGCGGCCTACTTGACTCGCACGTTGAGAAAGACCGCCCTTCCCTCTGGACTCACAATCACAATGCAGCACAAGGGCGCGGCGAGCTCGACCACGACGTACTCCAATCGCTCCCTTCGCTTCACCCCGGTCAGAGTCGGATGAACCTCGACCTACCGATTGACGACTTCCCTGGCACCACAAGAGCTTTCCAACTCGTCCAGCCCTATGTCGTTCCCGTGGGGACAATCGTCCGCTACGCAGGCTCAGTCGCACCGACCGGCTGGCTTCTGTGTAACGGCTCTGCTTATTCCCGTGTTCGCTATCCAGCCCTGTCTCGCATCATTGGCGGCAGTGGCGACACGTTCACCGTTCCATCCATCTCCGACACCTCGATCGTGAAGACCTGATATGCCCGTACCTAAGCCCAAACCACCAATCTACGCCAGCTTCAAGCCAGACGCGACGTATGTCGCAAACACGGCCCAGAACCAGTATCAGGCCAACAACCAGCTTGCGGGCCTCAACCGTCAGGGAACAATCGACCAAGCCGATACGGGGACTGCCCTCCAAAGGCTTGCCCAGCGCCAAGTCCAAAGCCAGCAGGGCTACAACGCCAACGCAGCAAGGCAGGGAAGCCTTATGTCCGGTCGCGCTATGCAGGGCTTCGGCTACATGAATCAGGGCTACCAGCAGCAGAACAACGACATGAACCAAGCCCTGATGAGGAGAAACCAGGAGAGAGCCCTTCAGACGGGCGCAATCCAGCAGCAGGCACCACTCCAGGATCAGTCAGAACGCGCAGGACTCATTGAGCGAAACCTCGGACGACTTCAGGGACTCGCGCAGATGACGACACCTCAAAGCCCATACCAGAAGGCACTTGCCGGCTACTACTCGCAAATGGCGGGCCTGAATAAGACAACTACACCAAACCTCTACGGAGTCATTCAATGAGCGTTCAAGCCGTAGCAGCAGCAATGGCCAAAAAGCCAACCGGGATGCCAACGGGATACGCCCATCTCAACAAGCAAGGCGCTTACAACCTCGTCAACGGGCAGAAGGTTTATCAACCGGCTCCAAAGGTCTCCCCTGCCTCGGCTCAGTATCGAGGCCTTATGACCGCTGCAAAGAAGATGGGCGTAGACAGCTACATCCCCGCAGCCGGATCGGAATACAACTACCGCGTCGGGCCTCAAATCTCAGAGCT